CCATCACCTCTTCTTCAAACGCACGGTCAGAAGATTCGACGGAGTAGATTTGGGTGTGTTGGTTCTCGTAGTTTTTATACTCGAGGCCGAACAAAGCATTGAGACCAGGCTCAAGCTCTTTCACCAGTTGTGCACGTGAAATTGCCATTTATGTTCTCCTTATTGACCAGCAACACCTGCACTACCGTACACGTGTTCGTTGATCTTAACTACCACCACGGCGAAAGAGCCGTACTCGTTACTTGGGACGTTGTACAAGCCAACGGTCTTCAGGTTCAAAGCAGCTGTAGTAGCAAGTGTAGAAGAGTTTAGTTCCATAGTGGACACACCAGTAGTGGTGCTTCCGCCGGTACCAATCACGTCTGCATTTTTGCCGACATCTGCAGCAACAAAGCCCGCATCACATTGAACCAAGAACAACTGACTAGGATCGTCAATCACATCGGCAATGATCTTGCCAGAAGTGATGTTGACAGAACCTGGATAGAAGTTCTTAAACGTGGGCTTGCCGGTGGTGGGATCAATGTAGCTGCAACCGTTAAACACGCCCACCGCAGCGGTGTGTGTAGCCGGAAGAAACCGAGAGATAAATCCCGCAGTAAGAACGACTAGGTCGCCTTGGAAGATTGTTCCAGCTTGGTTATCAGCAATCTCATATCCGTACTGTTTCTGAGCACCAGTAGCAGAAAGATTGCCAATAGGACGAAAGCCGAAAGCCTTGTCAGTATTAGCCATTTGATAATTCCTTTAAGAAAATGATTATTCAGCAGCCTTGGGGCCGCCAAAAGTGACGCGAGACTGTCGGGTAGGTCGTTGAATCNTCATNGAANCGTGAGNATTGCTNTTCATCAACTCGTTATCCGCAGCTTGCATTTGGTCGCTCGCACGTTGGTGGTAATACGCANTGCGTTCCTGCACAGTCTCTTCGGGAATACGTGCTAAGAGAAGACCTCCCACGCTGATAACACCAGCATGTCGGCCGTCTTCAACAGATGGGACAGGGAANTCAGGGTACTCATCAGCACGAACAAGCTCATAACCCTCGCGGATTTTTCCAGCTACGTTCACGCGATCTTCCTGACCTGCGATTTCTGCACGAATCCATCTGTGCCGTGTTCCCTCCAGAGGAGGTGGGGCATCTAGTCGAGAAGGAGGAGCCCAGGGCTTGCGGCGTGTTTCGCTTTCGCGAGTTGTAGCGCTACGCGCTTCACGATTTAAAGTGGGTACAAGGTTGTCTGTCATCTCTTACTCCTTAACGTACTTGGCGTATTCCTCAAGAGGAACACCTAACTTTTTGGCCATCGCAACTTGACTCGGTGAGAGCCTCACAGTGCGGCGTGCTGAACTATTCACTCCCGATGAACGGGTTGCAGGAGCCACCGACTGCACGTTTCTGGTGGTACTGTTGTTTTGCGCTTGAGGAGAAAATTTCCGTGGATAAGTGCTTCTCATGCGTTTGTCTAGCTCATCATAATACTCATCTGACGATCCGTCAAACCCCTCGTTAAGAACAAGTTGCTTGTGAATGCCCCAGGCGGTATTGGTCATGACCGTATCCTGGCCATACCATGAGTTCTTCTCCATCCAGTCTTCCAGCTTCGGGTCCACCTGAGCGGGTTGCTGGTACTGTTGAGGCTGTTGGGCTTGCTGAACAGGTTGGACCGGAACTTGAGACTGTTGGCGAACATAGGCCTCACGGCGCTGATTCTCTTCCGCTACTTGACGTTGCTCGTAGATCAAATCGGTCAGGCGCTGGTTGGCTTCGGTCTCAGTGTCAATGTCGCCCTCTTCGCGCGCCTTGCGAACGATTTGCTTTAAAGCCACAACTTGGGTCTCAATGCGGCCCTTTGCCTCGTGCAAACGCTCCTCATCCGTGTGGAACATCCGCTGTTGCATTCTCTGCGCTTGCTCTTGCACGCCCTTGGCATATGAAATTGCCGCCTCTTCCCGGCGCTGGGTCTCGCGCAGGCGAGCGGTCAGCTTGTCAATACGCTTTTTGACGCTCTCGCTGTATTGATTGAGCTCGCTGTCAGGTTTTTCAGTGTTACCACCGGTTGTTTCAACATTGGGAGCTTGGTCCTGCTCCTGTACTTTGGGCGACTGGCCGTCTTCGCCCATGTCAATGTCTACGGGCTCTTCGCCTTCACCCAATTTAAATTCCAACTCTTGTTGCTCATTCATGATAGCTCCTTACATGTGCAGAATATCTTCAGGGCTGTTTACAACCCCAATGATTTCGTCGTCGTTGAGAATTCGGATTTCTCCACCATCAATTTGGATGCGAGAACCTGCGTATCGACCAAAAATAATCCAGTCACCTTCCTTGCACCAGGCTCCATTGGGGAACTTTGACTGATCCGCATAGGCCAGGGCTCCCGTCTTCAAGACGTAGCCACAGTTGGTTGCAAGTTGGGTTTTCTTTTGGGTTTCTTCGGCCAAGACGATGCCACCTTTGGTCTTTTCCGCGCCACGATAGGGCAAGACGGCGATGCGCCAGCCTGTGGGGGTAGGGATGCGGTCTCGGACAGCTTGTTCAAGCTTCTCCGGGTTAAACCCGTCTTCCGTGTACGCATCATCAAGGCAAGGGCCTTTTGTATCCGCCTCTTCGCGCCACTTGCGCTCTAAAGCGGTCAGGTTCTCTTCAACTTCCATGGGCATCTCCTCTGTGGTTAAAAATCATCGGTAGTCCTTCGCGATAAAAGATCACGAACAACTTCTTCGGCAAATTTCAATCCTTCGAGGCGACCCATCATGAAGCGATAACGCTCTATATCGTTGATGGTGCCATTCAAAATGATAGCCTCCGAGTCTTCTCGGAGCTTTCTTAATTCTTTGACAACAGATTCTGCAAATTCGAGCATGGTATTTCCATGAAAAGCAGGTGGTACAAGGCCCCACCCGGTGGCAAGTGCTTACGTCTCAGTATATCTCAACCGGACGGTTGCCGTCTTTCTTCTTTACGACCATGAAGGCACCACCCTTCTTGGCCTCCTTCGGTTTGCTAGACCTGTTGGATTTACCCGCAGTGGACAAAGCAATCGCGACAGCTTGTTTTACCGCTGCGGACTTGTTCTTTGGCTTGCTGGTTCCAATCTTTCCTTTTTCTTTGTATGCGCCCACCATCTCTCCAATATTGGAGCTTACTGTCTTGCGACTTGAGCCTTTTTTAAGCGGCATTTCGGCCTCCTTGGGCAGGTGGTGTGTTTTGTGTGGCTTTCATGCGCTCTCGGGCAACGCCGGCCCGCAGTTGCGCAATGTTCTCTTGTGAATTTACACGATTTTGCTGTGCCTGAGCGTTTTGCGCAATCTTTTGTTGGTCGAGTCCCAGTTTCTGTTGGTCCAAAGCAAGTTTCTTGTTGTCGTTGTCGGCGCGCTGTTGCAGTTCCTGCTTCTTGAGCTCGACCAGTGGGTCGCCCTGCTCTCCAGACAACTGGTTTTGCATGTCCCGAACCTCTTGCATGAACAAAGCAATCTTCAACGCCACCATGCCCTCCTTTTGGATAGGAGACACGATNTTGTCTGGGTCCGTACCGTAGTTTTGGAACAGTTCTGCCTCCACTGCTTCCTCCGCCTTGAGCTTTACATGCTCCAGGATGTGCTTTTGCAATGCTGTCGCGGCCATGGGGTTGCCCTGAAGGATAGGAGACAGGCCCATCATCAGGTGACCGGCGATGTGCGCGTCATGTTGCTGTCCGGCAAAGGCTTTTAAGCGCATGTTGTTGAGCACGTCACTGTTCTCGCTGGCCGGGTCCTTGGGCATCTGAGTGTTTTGCGGCAACAAGATGCCGTCGATGTCTCGAACGTTGAGCGCAGAGTACACGCGGTAGTACGCCTCGTACATGTCGTGCATCTGAGGCGCGCTTTGGGCCATTTGCAACTGCGTTTGGGCCAAGGTAATGCGCTGGGCAGAGCTAAAGATGTTGGGGTCAGCAACAGGTAGCACCGCCACCATGTTGTTGAAGTCCTTCTTCTTGATCGAGCGCGCGCCACCGGGTACATCGTACGGATAGTTGTCCGGCATGTAC